TCCAGTCTCTAAGCCGACGGTCGAAGATCAACCTATAGAGACTGCTAAGCCGACGGCTAATCCTATTCCAGTCCCTAAGAAGAATAGTGTTAAGGTCGTTCGCTTATCGGAATTAGCTGAACTATTCCAGTCTCTCGGATTAGGCTCTCTCTTACAGGCTAATCAGCCTATTCCGAAGAATACCTATAAGCCTATTCCTAAGGCTAAGATCGACGTAGATCAGTCCGAAGCGGCTAAGAGAGCGTGGATCGAACGTCGAGAACGGTACGGATCTAACGGGATCTCTAAGAGCGGGCTGCGACGTATTAGAGTTAAGGCAGCTGGTCGACGTGCTTAGTAGATCCTAAGCTAAGTCTAATCCCTTAGCTCTATTAAGGGGGAACGGTCTCTAATACAGACTATTCCCCCTTAGTTCGCATAGCCTAGTCCCTATTCCCCCATAAATAAGACACGTATTCACCCTATTATTAGAGCAGGTCTAAGCCTAGGTACCTATTCACCCTAGGTATACAGACTACTATTCCCCCCTATTCCAGACCTATTAAGAGAGAGCTAAGAGACCGACACACACCTAGACCGTCTAGTCCCCTCTAAGGGTACCTGTACAGATCCCCTTCGAAGGATCTCTATAGTCCCGTTCCTATTAGACTGATTAGGATAAGTATACGATTAGACAAAGGATAAGACACACACACCGATTAGGACTAGACCGGATAAGCTTACAGGGAATACACCGCTACACTACAGGCTTACACACCGATTAGAATAGAGAGACCGATACACACTACACCGCTACAGCTTACAATTAGCACCCTCTCTCTTATCCTATTCACTCTTACCCACACACAAAGGTCTCGGTACGGGGAATTATGACGCGGTATTCTTTGTGCCTAATTAGGATAAGAATAGAATGTAACGCTAAGTAGTATTCGTGCCTAAAAATGCTACTTGTCCACCGCATGGAGAGAACGTATGAGCTATGCACTGCTATGCTGCTGTTGGTATGCTGATGGGATACGATGAGAGTGAATGAAGGGGGGATTGGATTCGAGTGCATGCGTACGGATCTTAGCCTATTAAAAAGGTCCTTTTCTGTTTATATATATAGTTCTAGGCTGAGATATTAAAAATTACCCATTTCGGGCTATAGGGATTATCTGGTTGGGGGTCTTGGTCTTATTCTCTCTCCCAATCGTTCTAGGGGGAAACTAGCATGGCAAATGAGCCTATTAAACGTAAGCCTGGACGTCCAAGGATAGAGATTGATAGTGAGCAGGTGAAGGCCCTTGCCGCTAAGCAATGGAAGACTACTGAGATAGCTGCATTCTTTGGAGTTGATAGGTCTCTTATTGAGCGGCGTTTTGGCGCAGAATTAATTGAAGGTAAGCAGTCTGGGTGCGCGAAACTCAGAGACCTGCAGTGGAAGCGGGCCTTGGAGGGGTCTGACCGCGTTATAATCCATATGTCTAAGCACTATTTAGGGCAGAATGAGAAGATAGACTTGGAGAGTACGGTAAAGACTTCGAAGGGTATAATAGAGAAGGTTGGGGAGGATGGGGTAATTGAAGGAGAGTCAGTTTTATTCAAGCTCCCTAAAGACATCTGAGACAGTATTTAAGTTTACACCTCACAGTGTCAAACAGAGCAAATTAATCCACTCAAGAGCTGCTATGACTATAGCTGCGACTGGTACTCAATGGGGTAAGTCGATAGCTGGGGCCTTATGGATGCTTAAGCAGATGTACGAGTTCGATGAAGCAGGAAGCATGTTCCTGATCATGAGTCCTACCTATAAGATAATGCAGCAGAGTGTCATTCCGCACTTTACTTCGTTTGCTAGGCATCTTGGATCGTTTAATCAGACTGAAGCGGTGTTTGAGACTGATGATAAGCAACGCGTTTTTTTTAGGACAGAGACAGATCCAGATTCCATTGTGGGGATACCTAAAGTTAGAGCATATTGGCTCGATGAGGCTGGGAAGGTATCTCTTTATTTCCATGAGAACATACAGGCTCGAGCGGCATCGGTTGGAGCTCGTGGTTTGTACTCCACTTCTCCCTATACCCGTAATTGGTTGTTCAAGGACTACATCGCGAAGAAGAGGATGGGTGAGTTACCGGACGTTGAGTTGATTTGTGCCGCGTCGTGGGAGAATCCCTATCACTCACTCCATGACATTACGAAACGCAATCAGATGCGGATGCGGATGGACCCGCGCCGGTTTGACATGCTCTTTGGTGGCGAGTGGGGGACACAAGCCGGTCTTGTTTACGATTGCTTTGACCATGAGAGTAACATCTGTGAGCCTTTCCGTTTACCCGCTGGGACTTCGTATTATGGGGGGATTGATTGGGGACATACTGAGCCTTTCGTTATTGTGATTCGTGCAGTCACTCCTGAAGGTAAGCATTACCAGGTTTCGGAGTTCTATAAGACTGGGATGACTGTCCCTGACCAGTTAGCGATTGCCAGGCAGAAGATGGATATTTTTGGAGTGAAGATGTTCTACTGTGGACATGAGAGACCAGAGAACATCATGCTCTTTAATCAAAAGGGAGTCCCTGCTATCCCTGTCCCCGAAAAGGATATACAATTAGGGACAGACCTTCATTACGAACTCATCAAGACGCTGCGCTATAAGATATTTAATAAGACATCCCCACATACGATTGATGAAATAGAAACATACCACTACCCAGAGCCAGAGGACTTAGATGCAGATGACGATGCAGAGGACCAAGCGCCGGTAGGACAGAATGACCATTGCATGAGTGCTAATAGGTTTGTTACGCTTCGCACCTATAAGGCACATGTAAAGCTAAAGGCTTATACTCCAGTTGACGAAGGAGATGGAGAGCGCAAAGAGACCCAAGAGATGCGTCTAAAGAGATTGATGAAGCCTAAGAATCAAACTAGAATATTTTAATCGGAGACAATATGAGCAATAGCGGTAAAGGCAGTGTTGGGGATGTAAACCTTCCTGTAAAAGCAATGGACCCACAGACTAATTATTATGGCAAACCGCTGCGAATGAGCGATCCAGTAATGAGTAAGATGGTGGATGATAGCTTTGCTAACTCTAACCCCAACATGGTTAACGGTGGCGAGGATGATAGACCAGCAAAGCATGCACATGATAAAGAAACTAGATTAGCTGCGATGAAGCGTCGCATGCAAAAAGCTTATTAACTAATAACAAAGGAAAGTAAAATGGCAGGCGAAAAACCAAGTAGCGGCGTATACGAAACGTTTGATTCCGGTGATGGCCCGACGGTACCAGATGAATCACGTTCCGACTTTGCTAACGCTGATTCAAAAGAAGGATTGGAATCGTATTGCTCTAACCAAGCGCAAGTAGAACAAGGTCTCAATCCCGAAGTGCCTAGCAAAAAGCGTTAATGGTCTACGAGTATCACTGTGCCAGTTGCGATTTACGTTTCGACGTTATCAAACGCGCCGCTGACTATGATTGCGAAGAACGGTGTACTCGGTGCGATGCTGTGGCCACTAGACAGTTCGTCCCACAAAGGATTCATCTGTTTGGTACGGCTGTAGAGAGTCCAGAATATAATCCTGGCCTTGGATGCATTGTGAATAATAAGCAGCACAGGAAAGAGATTGCCAAGTCTAAGGGACTAATAGAACTTGGCAGTGAATCCGCTGATAATATTCACAAGCATTACGATAAAGCCCGCGAAGAGAAACATGAAGCTGCGTGGGAAGAAGCATCCAAGGGATGGATTGGAAGCGAGGGTTAAATGGGTTTCGGTGCATTTACTTATTATGCTGTAACAATGGCAAGCGGAGGGTCTTTAACTACCGCACTAGACGCATCTAGAAGTTGGGATAAGGCGTATATCCATATCCCTACAATGCCTAGTGCCGCTCAGGTTTACATTCAAGCCTCTGAAACAGCTACCGGAACATTCGTTAGAGTATACCAACCGACACTCAACTCATCGACCGTTGGAACTAACGTTTTTACCATCGTTAGTAACCTAACCAACGCAATGGTGCCTATTCCAAACGGGCTTAGGTACTACAAGATAGAAACGGATGTCTCCTGCGCGGGTGGAGCTACCTTCTACCTCCTCTTTGGAGATGGGGCTTAATCCATGTCGCAAAACTCTGGCAACTGGTGGTCCGGTGCCGGTGGTGGTGCCGGCGGCGGCAGTTCAAAAAGCCTACAAATAGCTACTGCCCTGATGAGCACCACTCCAACCGTGAATGGAGCTACTACACTTCTCCCTGTTAATTTCGATTCAGTAGACAGTGATACCAATTCAACCATAACCACAGGAGTGGGTTGGAAATTCACTGCGCCGGTAACAGGTTCTTATATCATAGCTGCATGTATTACGTGGCAACCGCAGTCGGCCTGGACTGCTGGAGATGAAGCAATCATGAGCTTTACTAAAAACGTAGGGCAAACAATCGTAACGGCTACTCATTGGGTAAATGTTGGAGATTCCACAGACCTTCGAATGACTAATGTACTCACCTATGCCTTGTCTCTTACTGCTGGAGATTATATTCAGGTTAGAGCTAGAAATATTTCTAGCGATGTTATGCAAATTGCCGCTGCTTATTCTTCGTTTATGGCGTCTTGGACAGCGTAAGGGGGATTTATTTCAGAGATAACAGTCCAACTCAAACAACGATTTATGGAAAAGGTGGCATTTATTCCTTTCCATGAGTGTTGGGAGTGGACTGCCTCGTTGGATGGGCGCGGATATGGGCAAATTAATATAAATAAGAAAATGCATAGAGCGCATAGACTATCCTGGCAGATAGCAAATGGGAGAGAGCTAACGAAAAACGAGTTAGTCTGCCATTCATGTGATAATCCAACCTGCGTTAATCCTAAGCACCTATGGATTGGAACACAAAAAGATAACATGTCGGATTGTGCCAGAAAAAACAGGGTTTACAGACCGAAACCATATCTAACAACTCATTGTAAAAGAGGACACCTATTCGACGAGAAGTCGACCTATATAGCTCCAAAAAAAGGAGATAGAAGGTGTCGTATATGTGCGGTTCGCCATCAACGCGATTATAGGCGCGCAAAGGGGGCATTATTTCTGAAATAGTCGTCCCTTATACTTCTGAGCATCAGGCACCTGATAATTCCCATGGTACTGTCCCTGGTTACAATCCTTCTGCTGAAGAAAAAGCAGTTATCCAATTAGTCGATGCTCTTTACTCTAAAGCAAAGAAATATCGTAAACGCTACGACCAGAGATGGATTGACTGGTACAAAATGTTTAGGGGGCGACAATGGAAGGAAGTGAGGCCATCTTACCGATCTAGTGAAGTACTAAATTTAATTTTCGAGACCATTCAAAGCATGGTGCCTATCTTAGTAGATAGCAAACCAAAGCTTGCTTATCTCCCTACTGTCCCATCCCAATTCGAATTAGCAGACATCCTTACTAAAGTGGCGGCTAATGATTGGGACCATAATAATTGGTTAGAGATTCTAGTGGAGATACTCTATGACAGTCACCTTTATGGAACTGCCTTTGGATATGTGGGCTACAATCCGAAAGCAGAAATGGGATTGGGAGCGATTGAGTTTGAGAGCGCGGATAGCTTTTATTGTTTCCCTGACCCCCAGGCGCGAGACATTAATGGTAAGAGGACCAAATACTTCATCACGGCGGAACCTACAGACATATCAGAGGTTAGAAAACAATATCCTGATAAGGCGCAATACATTACCGCCGATATCATCGACTTTGCTCAGGGAGATAAAGCAGATATCTACCAAGTAATGTTTAAAAGTCCTACCGACTCTAAATTAATCATTGAAGGCCCATCCGGTTACGATTCTATTGCTAAAAATCAGTGTTTAAAAATCACCTGCTACTCAAAAGACGACGATTTTGATGAGGAACGCGAGCTAGAGCTTAAAGAAGACGGTACTCCGCTACTCGATGATAAGGGAAATCAGATGGAGCGGTTTACGCAGACGATGAAATACCCGCAGGGGAGGAAAATAGTCGTCTGCGGTGGCGTTTTATGTGAAGACGACGATGCGGAATTCGAAGATGGGCTATTTCCGTTCGTTAGAATGACTAATTATGTTCTCCCACGTGAATTTTGGGGCGTTGGAGAGGTGGAAAACCTAGATTCTCCGCAAAAAACCATAAATAAGATTCTAGCCTTCGCTCTAGATACCATGTCTTTGATGTCTAACCCTATTTACGTTGTAGACGACACTTCTGGAGTAGATACAGACAACCTTTTTAATAAACCAGGACTGGTAATTGAGAAAACGCAAGGTAGTGAAGTCACAAGAGAGTCTGGAGTGGAACTGCCTCCTTATGTCCTGTCTCTTCTTGATAGGTATAAGCAGTATTTTGATGGTATTTCCGGTCAAACGGACCTGTCTAGAGGTGTTGAGCCTAACGATATTACCGCCGCTTCTGCTATTGAGAATTTGCAGCAAGCGCAGCAGACAAGATTGCGACTAAAATCGAAACACGTTGACGCCTTCCTTCAAGACTTCGGGAAATTGTACCTATCGCGCGTTTTCCAATACTACAACGTGCCCCGTATCGTTCGGGTAAGCGGAGATAACAATGCAGACTCGTTTTTCCATTTCCACGTGGAACGTATTGCCGATCCGAATGGTGGGCCTGATAAGAAGGTAGCTCACGTTATAGATGCGCAAGGTAACGCGAAACAACATGAGATAACCGGCGACTTCGATGTGAAGGTTTCTACCGGCTCGTCACTCCCATTCGCTATGGCGGATAAGATTGATAAGGCGATGAAGCTATTTCAGTTAGGCGTTATAGATGCCGAAGAACTTTTGAAAGATATGGATTACCCGAACTATGAGGCTGTTTTACAGCGCGTACAGCAGCAGAAAGCGCAAATGGCTGGCCCGCAGATGCAGCAGCAGCAACAAATGGCTCAGGCTAAGATTGCAGAAACTCAGGGTAAGGCGAATCAGGCGCAGGCAACGGCAGTAGAGAAAATGCACGCGGTGCATACTGGCGCAAACGTGCCGCAGCCTGTAGGATAAAGTTTTAGTACCGACTTAAAAGACAATCAATAACGACATTTTAAAAGGTAGGGGTTTTCTATGCCTCAAGTATCACCGCCGCAAGGTGGACAACCGCAAGGTGCGCCACAGGGTGGACAGCAAGATGGTGGCGGTCCAGCCGTCGCTGCGATTAAAGAGATTCAAGCAGGGTTTCAAGCTTTGGGACAGCTCTTACAGCAGTCTCAAGGGCAAGTAGACCCGCAAGACATGAAGCTTTTCCAAGCTGCCGTCCAAGCTACGGATAATTTTATTCAAAGCTTAAGCGGTCCTGCTCAGCCGTCACAGCCTAAGCCACAGCAAAGTGGTCCGCAGGACGCTAACGCTAATCAAGGCGCGCAGCCAGCAATGTAATTTTAACTAGAGGAGACTTAAATGCCAGATAATGACATGGTACAGGATATCAGCGTTGATAAAGATACTAGGACTACGGAAGACCTAGATAAACTCGCAGACTCTACCGAAACGTCTCGCAATGGGACGCGTGGGATGACGCAGGAAACTGCTCCAGCGAAGGAAGCGGCTAAGTCAAAGACAGAAGAATATGAGCTAGAGATTGGCGGTAAAAAGGTAAAGGGAACGCGTGAACAAGTTATTAAGTGGGCGCAAATGGGTTACGACCGCCCGCAATTCATGCAGAAATATAACCAGGCTCAGCAAGAACGCGCTAAACTAAAAGAACAAGAGAAAACCTACGGGCAAAAATATTCCGTCTACCAACAAATTGATGACTACGCTGCTAAAAATCCAGAGTGGTGGAATTACATCCAACAGGGTTGGCAAACACGTGGTACGCATCAGCCAGGAGCTACTCCAGCAGCAACGACTGGCGCTGTCCAAGACCCACGTGTGGATACTCTTGCTAGTACTCTTAATCAAGTACAGCAGTTTATCCAACAGACGCAGCAGGAAAAACAAATAGCTTTTCAGAAAGAGAAAGACCAAGAACTCGACAGTGAAATCAAGTCCATCCGAGAGTCACACAAGGATCTAGACTGGGATAGCATTGACGAGAACGGGAAATCTCTCGAACTGCGAATATTGGAACATGGGAGTACCAACGGTATTCCTACGTTTCGCGCAGCGATGAGAGACCTACTCCATGATGATCTTCTCGCTAGAGCATCGTCACAGGCTAAAATCTCTGTGGCGCAGGGTATCCAACAAAAAACTAAGTTAGGTGTCCTAGGCACTTCGCCCACACCAACTAAATGGACACCCAAATCCAATAAACCAATAAGACAAACCAGCTATGAAGACTTGGAGGCAGAAATCCGCGAGGAACTGCGCCAAGGAGTCAGGGCATAACAAAGGGGAATAAGTCATGGCTTTAACCTATGACCAAATCTCTGGTATTACCCAGAGAAAATTTATCCCCAAGCTCTACGATAATATCTTCAATTCCAATCCGCTCTTGCAGCGGCATCGGAAGCGGAGTTATGAGCTTGTGGATGGTGGTATCAGTATCATGGTACCGCTTAACTACGCCGTCCCAACTGCTTCGGGATGGTATTTCGGCGCTGACACTCTGAACGTTAACGATAACGACCAGATTACGGCGGCGGAATATACCTGGAAGGCTCTTTACACGAACATCTCTATTCTTCGCACAGACGAATTAAAAAACGCTGGCGATGAGCAGATGGTGTCCTTGGTTAAGTCCAAGGTAAAGATTGCTGAAAAGCAGATGGAAGACCAACTCGGCACTGGTATCTTCTCGAACGCGACTAATGCTAAGTCCATTGTTGGACTCCAGCAAATCGTTGCTACGAGCAATACCATTGGCGGTATTTCTCAATCCAGCTTTTCTTGGTGGGGCGCGGGAAGTGTCGATAGCACGACTACGACTCTTTCTCTCTCTGCTATGCAAACGGTATGGAACCTCTGCACCATCGGCTCTTGGAGCCCGACGGTAGCCGTAACGACTCGTAGCATCTTTAACAGCTACTATGCGTTGTTACAGCCGCAGCAGCGGTTTCAGGATAGTGAATCAGCAAGTGGTGGATTCCAATCGTTGTTATTCAACGGTTTGCCAATCCTCCCAGATTCTCACTGTCCGTCGTCTAACCTCTTCTTCTTAAACGAAGACTATATGCACCTATGGGCGCATAAAGACGAGGATATGCGATTCGAACCGTTCGCGAAGCCTATTAACCAAAACGTCAAAGTAGCCAAGATTTATTGGATGGGAGCATACGGCACTTCCAATGCGCGTCTTCAGGGTGCATTGACGGGAATAACCAACTAGGAGGACTTAAATGCAAACTCTATTGCCTCAAGGCCTCCCTGTTGAATTCGAATCCGTATCCAACGTTACCGCTACCAATAGCGTTAACTTGGGTGAGGTTCGTATGGTCAACGGTGAGGAGTACCTCTACGTGTACAACGCAGGGGTGCAACAAATATCGCAGGGCCAATGCGCTGTGCTATCTGCTAACTCTGGATTCAGTGTCACTGTCTCCTCTGTTACTGGGTATGACTACGTTATCGGCTTTGCAAAACATGCAACAATTACTACCGGCGGTTATGGATGGTTAGTCACCCGAGGTTTCACAAAGGTGCAAAATGCCATGGCAAGTACCGCTCTTGCAGTTGGAGATCCGATTGTTGTCGCAGGACAGGGTGGCGTTCAAGGCCTGAACGTTTCCACGACTGCTCTTTGCGGTAACGTCGGAATGCTTGCTGCAATTGGTCCGTTAGGAGTTGTCGTATCTGCGTGCGCATCGGGAGCTAGTGCGAATAGCTTAGCTGTCGCTTATGTACGCTGCTACGGAACATGATGTGAATAGCTGCTGATAGGGCGGGGGGTTACTCCCGTTTCCTCCGCCCGATTGGCTCAGCAAAGACTTATAAGAAAGAAGGACAAATGGCTGAGAAAAGAAAAGTAGAGATGGTACTGCAATATCAAAATTATATTGAAACTCCACCTGTGAGACCTTCACAGCTATGGGGTGCTGCGTGCTCTAGTGATACAGTCACTATCGAGTCATGGAGAAAGATTTGGTGCGATAACGTCACCGCTAATCATAAACACTTTGGAAGTTTTAAGGCTCATAGTGTTGGGCAGCTTTACCAAAAGAATCAGTATCGACCGGCTATCATAGTCGGTAGTGGTCCTTCACTTGGATATAACGGAGAGCATCTTAAGAATAAGAAAGACATCCCAGCGATTTCATGTCTTCATAATTATCATTTCTTTGAGGACCGTGGGATTAACATCGACTATTACGTTACCCTTGATGCTGGTCCCGTGGTCCTTGAGGAAGTATCAGAGGGCGGGAAAAAGTCGCCTGCTGAATATTGGGATTCTACCAAAGATAAAACAGTACTAGCATTCATTGGTACTGACCCAGAATTCTTTAAAAAGTGGCAGGGAAAAGTTTATCTCTTCAACGCTCCAGTGCCGGACCCGGCATATATCAAGACCTTACAAGACCTAGAGCCTTTCCATTGCTACATCTCTAACGGTGGAAACGTCTTAGGCGCGTGTCTTTATATCGCTAAAGCGATTATGGGTAGCAATCCTATAGCGTTTATGGGAGCTGACTTTAGCTTTGGATACGATAAGGGTGAAGGTCACAAATTCCATTCGTGGGATTCTAAGTACGATGCGAAGTTAGGAAACGTCCAGCGTGGTGTGGATGTGTTCGGTAACAAGGCGCTGACTTGGCCGTCTTATTTTAACTTCAAAAACTTTTTCGATTTTATAACGCTGCAAGTTCCAGGGCTTTACGTTAATTGCACAGAGGGTGGGATATTCGGTGCTTATCCAGAAGGCAATTTAATGAGCCTTAAGCAGCAAGCGTTAGAGGATTTCATTGGTATGTACCACATGAATGAGGCGATCCGAGGGCAATGCGAAAACCCAGAGATTCCTGACAATAAACTGTTGTTTTAAAGGAGGATAGAAGTATGGCTTTTTCAAGCACAGTTGCATACAAGTCGGTCTTTGGTAATACCCGCGTTGTTTGCCTTAGCATGGTGGCTGATAGTGCTAACGGAGACACAGTTGCAAGTGGTGTAGCCGGTATCGGTTATGCGTTTAGTGCGCATTTATCACCTATAAGCATGGCTACCGCTGCTCCGATTGTAAAAATTAACAAAGGAAACGCAGGTACGTCGATAAACGGAAACGTAAGCATTTCCGCATGCGCTACTGGCGATGTTTTCTACCTGACTATTTACGGACGTTCGTAATCATAAATAGAGGAGACTTAAATGAGTAACAGAGTAGCAGTGTTCAACTACAATAACTGGCCGGTGAAGGAACTCTTCAAAGGGGAAGAGGTTGAAATACTAGCCAACGACTATTGGCGCGATAAGACTGGAAATATCAAAGTTATGGATATTTTCGAGGCTAACGACTATCGCGGCCAATATAAACCTGTTCCGTTCGATGGCTCTGGGAAAATGATAGATGACCCGAAGTATCATAAAAAGATACGCCTAGAGCCATGGGGTGAGCAGCATAAGGCAGAGGAAAAACAGGTCTATCGCTGCATGATGAAAGAATGCAGTAAGACAGCCGTGTTTTCTACCGAAGAGGAGTTAACTAACCACATTAAGGGTAAGCATCCTGGTGCGGATACGTTGGTACTCCCAGAAGTAGAAGCGGATATCTCTGCAAAGAGGTCTAAGCACTAATGCAGCTCAAGGGTAAATACTTCATCACGCTCTTTGGGGAAGGTGGCGAGGTGAAGAATTACCTTGAAGGTAATAATATCGTAACGACTAACGGCAAGGAGGCATTGGCCTCCTTGCTGTATTCGTGTGCCGCCACCGCTTGTACGAATACGTTTAAGTACATCGCAGTCGGTACAGGTAGTCCAACGGTAGCTCAAGGAGACACTGTATTAGTCGCTGAAATTGGTAGGCAAACAGGTGCAGTGTCTTATGTAAGCGGCGCTATTTTCTCTGTAACTGCAACGCTACCGGCGGGAGTGGGGACAGGGAATATTACTGAGTACGGGCTTTTTAACTCGAATACTAATGGAACTATGTTTTCCCATGATACGGAAAACGTAATAGCTAAGGGGTCTACTGATACATTGTCTATAACGTATCAGTTGGCGTTTAACTAATGGCTGATTTGTCTATCACCATAGGTAATACGGTATTCTTCGTTACCGAGTTAACGCAAGCTGGATGGGATTCTGCCGGTTGGGATACTTTCGCCTGGGATGGAACTTTATCTCCTACTGCGACTAACGATATCCCATCAGTTTATCTTTATGACAAAGCAGGCAATGCCTATGTGCAGCCTACTCCTGTTACCAACGTAGTGGGAGAAACTATAACGACTTGGACTCAGGTGTAATATGGCTTTTACCTCTGCTACGTGGAACGGAGTTACTTACAGTATCCCAGGACAGGGGGATACGAGTTGGAGTGGTACGTATAAGGTAGATGGGATCCTAATCTCTCTCGCGGCAAATGCGGTTAACCTAACGCTCGCGCAGACGTTAAAGACAAAGACGTTAGATTCCTCATGCGTATTATCCGACGCTACGGATACGACAAAGACTGTTGGTTATAGCCTAAGCGGCGCTACTGCCAGCACTAAGACTACTCTTACGTTTGCTCAAACCGTCGCCAGGACCATAACATTCCAGGACGCTACGGACACAGTAGTGATGTTGGCTACGACCGACACGCTAGCCAATAAGACGTTAAAAACTTCCTGCACTATTGGCGATGCTACGGATACGACAAAGGCTCTCGCTTTTTCATTAAGCGGAGCGACTACCGCAAAGACGTTAACGATAGCTTCTTCTCATACAAACGCTAGGACGATTACGCTTCAGGATGCTACGGATACCGTAGTGATGCGTGCGACTACTGATACTCTATCCAATAAACAGATTGGTGACCCTACAGACATTACTAAAGCTATTGCATTTACTTTGTCTGGAGCCACAACTGCAAAGACGCTTACGCTAATATCAGCTCATACAAACAACAGGTCTTTAACGTTCCCGGATACAACCGATACGCTAACAGGTAAGGCGACTACTGACATTCTTACCAATAAGACTATTAACGCGTCTTCAAATACTTTTCAGGCGATAGATGAAGGCCAGAGTATTTGGAATGCTACTATCGCCGCCTCTGTTGGCGCTAATGCACTTACCGTGGCTTTAAAGACTAAAGCCGGAACAGATGCATCTGCGACGGATACCGCATTCTTCTCATTTAGAAATGCTACTGCTACCACAGGCACTTATACCGTTGTTTCCGTAACAGGAGCATCATCTGTAGTTGCTCCAGACGCGCAGTCACTTGGTTTGGTAATAGGTACTCCTACGTACCTATATGTTTATGTGATTAATAATGCTGGAACTGCTGAATTAGCTTTGAGTGCAACTGCATTCGATGAAGGCACTGTACAGACGACGGTGGCTATAGCAAGCGCAGCTACGGCTACAACGATGTATTCCACTACGGCTAGAAGTAACGTGCCGGTAAGGCTTATTGGTAGAGTGCTTATTAATTTAGGTGCATCTACTCACTGGTCTAACTCTCCAACTGAAGTATCGATGCAGCCGTTTCAATTTCAAAGGCAATTTGCGGTTGGCGCTGCACAGGCAAGTTCCAGTACCATTACTGCTACTTCATACACAACACTAACAAATACAGTTAGTGTTACGTTTGTTGCTACTAGGACTGGGCTTTATCATATATCGGTAGATAGCGTTGCTCAGCAGACTGTTTGTTCTACTGTTGGATATTTCCATATAACCGCTACAGCAGGGTCTCCAAGCATAGTTCAAAGTTTTGATAGCGTTAACGGTATTGGCGCTGCTGAGGCAAATGGATATGGCGCAATTTACCCAGCGGTAATAGCAAGTTTATCTGCTGGAACAACCTACGGATTCACTCTTCTAATGAAGACTGATTCTGGTGGAAGTGTAGTGCATAGACCAGATTTTAATACCAGCGGCACCGCAATGGTGGCGGAGTTTAAACAATGACAGTTACCGATTTAATCACCGCCGCACGTGACCTATATAACGCTACCGGAGATACGTTCTTCACAGACGCGCAATTATATAACTGGATTTGGCAGGCTTCACACGAATTAGCTAAGAAAGCATGGCTAATCGAGAGAAAATATAATGCATCTACCGTAGCAGGTACTCAAGACTATCAATTCCCTACGAATACCATTGCGATTAAGCGAGTAACGGTAAACGGACGAAAGATTAAAAACATCACGCACCGCTATGACGATGCGATTACTCTTTCTAACGCCACCGTTACCACCATGGGCTGGCCCATATATTACACTACGTTCAACTACACTATTTCACTTCGTCCTATACCGGATGCAGTATATACGCTCCAGGTATTTTCCTATAGCGATGCACAGCAGATAACAGCACAGTCTACTTTAGAAGTACCGCCGCTATTTCATTTCGACATGGTGGATTACCTTCTATACAGAATGTACTTTAAAGATAAGGACACGCAAAACGCGCAGATTCATGCGGCTATTTGGGCAGACCACGTTAAAGACGCAATCGCTTATAAGAACAGAATGAAGAGAACAGATTCATTCGCTACCGTCCAATCAGAGGACGTACTCCCGGTGACGATTGTTGGAGAGTCGTAAATGGCAGATGCTCAGTCATACAAAAGGCTATTTCCTAGTCAGGAATACCTTACGTTTGACGGTGGAAAAGATAATAAGTTTGAGCCAACATTACTACCAAATAATGAATCTTCAGACTGTTTAAACGTAGAGTTTGTTAATGGGTCTGTAGGAACAAGGCAGGGGACAGTTAAGTTAAACACCGCTGCTGCGGGAAATGTGGCATTTGATGGGCTTTATACAAGACGCGCGAACGACGGTACATCGGAAAGCATGTGCGCTTTTATTGGCGGTCATATGCTTGTCCTTAATGCCACAACTTTTGTTACTGTACCTTCTGCACAGTCTGTCTTTACTATCGGTGCGCGTGTTGGATGCGACACAGCGGAAGGTTATCTCTTTATTGGAAACGGTGGAGCCGGACCGTATAAGTGGGATGGTACTTACTTTACTCAACATGGGGTACCCGCGCCGGTAAATACAGCTCTAGTTGGCTCTGCTACCACAGGCTCTTTAACGACTAATGGGCAATATGTTTACAAGTACACTAACGTTAATACACACCTTGTGGAGTCCAACCTTGGACCAGCGAGTGTTACTTTTGCTGTTAGTAGTGCAGGCCTTGCTATCAATGTTTCAGGCATTGCTAGTGGTGCTACTCTACCGTCACAGGGCATCTTCGCAAGATACCTATACCGTTCTGTAAACGGCGGCGGGTTTTTCAGAGTAACTAAACTTTTAGATACATCGACAACTACTTATGCAGACATTCTTGCTGACGCCAGTCTTGGAGTTGCGGCACCAACCGACAACGGAACACCTCCTCTGTATAACGCCATTATCTACCATTCTAATATTCTTTTTTGTAATGATGCTGCTAACCCTAATTATGTTTGGTACTCGACGATAGGACAGCCGTTCACTTATCCAAGTACCAATTTCTTTAAGGTTGGGGATAACACAGCCGATTTAGTTAAAGGGTTTGCCTCTTATGATAACTATATCGTTATATTTTGTGAGAAAAGTACGTGGATTAATTACATGCCTGACCCAGCTACTCCATCGGGATGGAAACAGGTCAAATCGAATAGTCCCTACGGCTGTAAAAGTACCTATGGCTCAGTCAGGTGTAACGTCAAAGGGCAAGACGTACTACTTCACCCTGCGGTCTTAAATAGTAAGCTAATGGGTTTCGGCGCTCTATCTGGTACTACTCTAGACCCAAGTGTGAGCTTAATGCCGGTAACTAGCGCCGGAAGTGATTTGGTCAGTCAGGTGATAGAGCCTGACATGTTCAACATCAATAACTCTGTCCTTGGAAATATCTCCGCTATCACGTTTAAGAATAGAGCCTTTATCACTGTTCCTTTTGGAAGTGGGCAAACGACTAATAACAGAGTTTATGTATGGGATTTCAGTCTTTCTAATTTAAAGAAAGACCAGGAGGCTTCTTGGGTGCCTTGGAGTGGGACTGGATTTAATATTGCTCAGTTTACTATCTATGGTGGAAATCTCTACGGGTGCGATTCTGGTACTACTGGCTTTGTCTACCGACTTGGCGATACTGGGGTTTATAGCGATGACGGCAATGCTATTAACTCTTATCTCACCACTAAAGAATATTCTGGAAACGAAGAGGACACGCAGCTAACCAAAGATTTCCGTTACGTGAATATGCTCGTTGACCTAGCCGGTAACTATTACATGAATATAACGGCCAAGGTAGATTCTGATTCTGGCAGTGGTACTTCCATCCAAGTTTATCTCAATCCAGGTGGGACAAACTGGGGTAGTGTGATGACTTGGGGTAGCTCTACTTGGGGTGGTGCTAAGACACAGCTAGAAACGCGTGTCTTTCTTGGTGCGCAACTGGGTAAGAGGTTATCCCTCACGTTTTCGAATCAAAACACAGCGGGTCAACGCTTCAAAGTGCATCGGGCGCAGTTTTTGTATAACATACGAGGATATAGGTGAAATTATGGGCTTTGGATTCTTTGGCATAGGTAGCAGTCCAGACACACCACAAATTAATCCTGACTTAAACTCGTTTAAGCAGAATCCTTGGATTTCTTCGCTCTATCAGCAGGCTACAAATAACCCGTTAACTGCTACGCCTGTTACTCCGCAAAAAATGGGGGATATGGCCCTCCCTCAATACGACGCGATGAGAGCGCGTCTTAATACGCAGTACAATCAAACGCAACAGCAGGGGCAGGATTCTATTGACAGACAATTCGCTGCAATGGGTGGTGGTCCTGGTAATGGTGCGCAACTTAAGCAGACTGAAAATCTTACGGCTGGAATTGCGCAACAAAAAGGACAAGACCTTAATTCCATAAATGCAGAGGAGGCGCAGGCCCGTACTGGTCTACAGCAGCAGGATGTTCAGAACAATATGCAGGCGCAGGAATTTAACTCCCAACAAGGAACTAATGTCGGTCAGTTCAATAGAGGGTTCCAGGCTAGTGTCACCGGAATGGGTACTGGATTTTTGCAGGCGCAATCTGAGGCACAGAACAACCAATTTAATGCGGCTATGGCTAATTGGCAGGCGCAACATAGCGGAGGATTACTTGGTCAGGGTGGATTCCTTGGTGGCGGTTTTGGAGCATAGGAGAACAGTATGCCTATAAATAAAATAAATTCCGGCGGCGGTAGTACTGGCCTTGGAAGTATTTTTAACATGATACAAAATATCGGCGGCGGTAAACGCGGTAACGATAGCATCGGGAATGATGCCTCTAGCCTGGTAAATGCTACTCAGCCATCTAATCCAGTGAGTGGGAATGATTCCTCAGACTTTTTAAATAAAGAAGGACAATACGATCCGATGAAGTCGGCTGTCGATAATCATCCGGTTACTCAGGCTAACAATGCCTTACAACAGTTATGGAAGCCTGCCTCTGAAGGCGGATTAGATTTAGATTACGATACGCGCATGGCGGTGGTAGAGCCACTTCTAAGGGCTGTCCATTTAGGGCCTGGCGGCGGTCTCACAAATAGGAATCAGGGTGAAGGAATAGCTCCAGCCAATGGAGATAAGAGCGCTTCAGGCGCTATGGGAGCAATTGGAGCTATTGCGGCTCTTTAAGGAGATTCTATGCCGATTAATCAATACCAAAGACCGGAAGCAGGAATAGGAAATGTCCTAACTGCGTTACAGGCGGTGCATACTCTCTACGGGATAGACACTACAATAGCTCAGAAAAAATTAATGGAGAGTGAGTTAGCGCAAAAGCAAATGGCGCTAAAGGCTGCACAGGAAGAGAATCAGCCTGACAGTCTCGCATCACAAAGAGCAAGAGTTGAAGATTCTTTTGGTAGTAAAAGGACAGAGGACGCATTAAATATTCCTGGTTATTCTTCAGCACTAGCTAAGGTTACTCAAGAGCAGCCTAACGACATTAATCCTGTTTACGATAAAGATGGAAACATTGTCTCAGCAGATGCGTATGCGCATCCTGGCGCTACCGCCGCACAAATAAAAGGTGGGCAAGATAGCTATTTGCAAAAGCTAGCAATAGCACACGAAAGCGCGCAGAGAATGAACGCTATGGCTGGTGTTCGCCAGGGTGGAGTAGAGGAACAAATCCACAAAGACGCTCTAGCTCCGATACAACAGCATATTAACAACTACACATCAGTAATGGGGTCTCTTGCTACCCTAGATGATCCGAATGTAACTAACGCTAAAGTAAAAGACCATTTAGAGAAGCTCGTGGCCGCTAACGCTGGAATGGGTAGGAACACAACTTCTGATGCTAAGTTAAAATTCGCCATCCCTGGCTATTCTGGCACTAACATGAATGACGTATTAACTTATCTCGGTGATAACCCAGATTTACCTGCTGCCAGTTCATTGCTTTCTTATACAAGGGGTTTTGGTAAGGAAACGATTGGTAACTTGGCAAACACTATAAAATCTACCGCTCAGGGACAGGCTCAATCCATGCAGTTTTCCGATCCTAATAATAATTCGATAGTTCAGAAAACGTTGAATCCATATATCTCTGGTAGTTGGTTTAAAGGGACTGATAAAAATTATTTTCCAGGCGGAAGGCCTGCATGGACTACCGAAAAGGGTGGGAAAGCGCCAAGTGCTCCGCAATCTGCGTTTGCACCACACCCAGCAGACTCAGACGCAGTAACGTGGGCTAAACAGAATCCTAAAGACCCCAATGCTCAGAAAATATTGCAAATGAACGGAGTGCAATAAGTGGCGGGATTCGACCCACAGGCATACATTGCCGAAAAACAGTCTGGGTTTGACCCACAGGCATACATTGCGCAAAAGCAGGCAATGGAGGACCAGGGCGCTCCACATGCGGCGGCGGTTAAGGCGGCGGATTGGATTTTAATGGGAGGATTGCCAAAGTTAGCTGGCGCTGTGGCCTCACCAACTGGTGCGGCTAAAGCGGCTGGTAGTTATGTTGGTTTACCTCCAGAAGAAAACGACCCAGACGTTCATAAATATCAGGTAGCTAAGGATGCTGAAGAAACAGAGATTAAAACAAGCGAAAAGCTTCACCCAATAGCTTCTAAGGTTGGCTCTGTTGGCGGTTTCGGTATGAACGCCGCTATTCTCACTCCATACATGGCGGCTAAAACACTAGCTGGAAAAACAGCTATAAATTCCGCTCTAGGTACCGCAGTTGGGCTACTTCACGCTAATGCGAATAGCCCGGCGGAAGCTGTTAAGCAAACTGCTCCGTATACTGCATTCGGCGCAATAGTTCCAGGGGCGGCGGAAAGTTTTGCTGGCTCTAGTGTTGGGGCCTCTACCGCAGCTAAGGCAGGCAATGCTTTCTTTGATGTTCCTGAAAAGGTAACTCAAAGATATTTGGAAAATCCAGAATCCGTTAATAGCGCGATGGATAGACCGGATGTTGCGCAACGTATAGCTGATACCGTGGGTGATATTCGACAAGATACCGAACCATTAAACTCTGGTGCTTTATCTACGTTATCAACTGAAAGAAATCCATCTCCAGGGGCTTCTGTTGAAGATGTAGTAAACACGCTCACTAAGATTAAGTCTCCACAAACAAAAGAGCTGGCCGCTCGCCTGGCCGATGAATACAAACAACGATTAGCAGATATATCTAACCCTAATAATGCTGGGTTTCTTACAGAAGCAGAAATGCATGAAGCGAAGCAAGCAATGCAACAAGCTGCTGGGAACTGGGGACAAATAAATCCAGAGGCAGATAGTGCGATGGCTAGAAGGGAACAGGGTTTACTTAATAGGCAGATAAAGACCGCTAATCCCGAATACGATTCAGCAATGAAAGAAGTAGCTCAGAATATTAACAGCAAAAAAGCCTTAGCTAGTAAATTTGGTGTGCAACCTGATTTCACCGGAGCTAATGATTCTGGAGCTACATTTTCCGATAGGACAATGCAGGCTATTAACGATATCTCCAAAGCAAACAAGGTCGATAGAGCTAGGATACTAGAATCCATAAAAAACCAGGGATATGGAGACCTAGCAGAGCAAATACAAAATACTCTCGCGAAGGAAACTCTAAATGGAGAAGGAAGGCCTAACGGGTCAAGGAAAGCAGTGATTGGCGCAGGCCTTGGAACTGCGTTAGGCGCATATATTAACCGACATGCAGATGCACCGGGAATGGAATATATTCTAGGCGGTTTGGGCGCGGCTGCCGGCGGCACTGCTGATAAATATGGGCCAGTAATTTTCAAAAAAGGATTAGATTCGGGTATGTCGGCTCAACCGAATATAACCGCCGCCCCATTGATTAACCTAGGTGGACAGGTGATAGACGACATGTCTGCTGTCCGTAGACGCTTACAAAGGAAATAAACATGGCTTTCCCCTCAGTAACATACACGTTCACAAATGGAACTACCGCAGACGGTACGCAGGTTAACCAAAACTTCACTGACCTAGTTAATGGAGTTTCCGACGGTACGAAGTCTCTTAATATCTCCGCACTAACGTTAGGCTCTACACTAACGGCGAATGGCTCTGTAGTGTTAGGAGCTTCATCGGGTAACTCGATAACGGTAAACGGGTCCATTGGGTCTTCTATCGCTTATGCGAGTAATACTCTTTACGATATCGGTGGCGCTACTCTTGGAATAAGAAGTCTTTATGTCGGCGGTGGTAGTTCATTCACGGTAAGGCTACTCGGCGGGTCAATGTCGTCTAGTATGACTCTTACCCTGCCGACTGCGCTACCTGCTTCTACTGGAGTTATCGGAGTGACATCGGGTGGAGTGTTGTCATGCACGATTACTCCTACCGTTACGTCATTAACACTGACTGCTGGCGGTGCTGTGTTATCGGCATCGGCGGATACGGCGACTAATGCGCTACTTAATCAGCCTTTGCAAATGACAACTGGCAATGCGGTGCTAGCGAGCTTTAGCACTCTTTCATTAGCGGTGCAGACTAAGCTAAACGCGAATGCTAGACCGATTGTCGTGTCTCCAGCGCCAGCCACACACGGGTTAATGGTAATAAGAGGACAGGTAGTACATCAGGCAGGTAATGGTGCGTGCTCTGTCGTTGGAGAGGGATTTACTGCATCTAGGACAGGAAGCGGCACTTACGTTGTAACTTTTAATCCGGTTTTCTTGGATGCGCCTGGTATTGGCCTCACTCAATGCTCAGACACACAGGGAGTTGTTTATACAAAAGGTTTTCCAACTACCAGCGGCTTTACATACCAATGCTTAACGTTAGGTGGTGGAACACAGGATACGGATACTGCATTCGTTGCCGTAGGACAGCGTGCCTCCTAAATGCATAGTCTGTGGGGCTACTCCAACGGATAGGGACCATATACGAAGTCGCGGAGCAGGTGGTACGGACGATGACTGGAATATCTGGCATGTATGCCGTTTCCACCATCAACAAAAACATAGCATGTCCCTAACGTTATTCGTTAAGCACTATGGCTTGCAGGATGTCTTGATTAAGAAGGGCTGGGAGTTTGATTCCTTAATTAAGAAGTGGCGTCACATTGATTCTACGTAATCATCCCCATCATTCACCACTACCGTTACCATTGCCCTATTTCTCTGCGCTATCGCAATGGAGATAGCTTTTAAGTGTTGCAGCTTGGAATAGACGAATCGTAAGTCTTCTTTCGCGCACCCTATCACCAAGGTGACCATCTGCCCGTTTTGGGTAGCTTCTATTTTCACCTGTTCTTGATTATCGCAAATGCCACGCGCGGCGTTGTAAAGAAAATTATGTAAGTCTGACATTGCGCTCATCATTTCAGTATAGTACCTTTTTATTGAATTAACTGACTTAAATGACGCTAATTATCCTCACCGCAGCACTCACGTTATCCATCTCATGTAATGCATTTCTTTTCGTTCTACTAAAGAAGAAACCTAAAAGGCAACAGAGCCAAGAGCTACAAGAATTCTTGGGTGACTTAATGAGTGGCTTCGGAATGATAGCAGTCTCTCGCGTAGACCCGACAAGTATTCTCATGCGGAGCCCGAAGCGGTGAAATACCTAATCACCGGAATAACCGGCTCATTGGGTACGGCAGTATCTCGCTCTCTCCTTGATTCTGGTAATGAAGTAATTGGTATATCTAGAGACGAATGTAAGCAGGCCCGCATTCCAAGACACTCTAAACTAACTCTTTATCTATGCGATATCCGAGACCAAGACAGGTTTGTAGAAGCATCCCGTGGAGTAGACTTAATCTACCATTTTGCTGCTCTTAAGCACGTCGATATCTTGGAAGATAACCCAGAGGAGGCGATAGAAACAAATGTCGCAGGAACTAAAAATGTCCTTCATGCGCAAAGGGTTAATAAAGTGCCTAGGGTGGTGCTTAGTTCGACTGATAAGGCCGCATACCCAATCAACACATACGGAATGTCTAAGGGTTTGGCTGAGAGACTTGTACTTAGAAATCCCTCCAACATCGTTTGCCGGTACGGGAACGTTCTTGCGTCAAGAGGCTCCGTGGTTGAGAAGTTTGTGCGTACCCTTAGAGACGCCAATACCGTCGAATTGACTGACGCTAACATGTCTCGGTTTTGGATAACCATTAAGGGGGCGGCGGAATTTGTTATTTGGAGTAGTCGAGATACTAAGGGCGGTTTAAAGATACCGCAGATGAAAGCAGCGAGTGTAAGTATGGTAGCGGAAGTGATTGCTAAGATAATGAAGATACCTTCCTATAAGGTGGTAGATGTTGGGATTAGAAAAGGTGAAAAGATTGCTGAGTGCTTACGTACTTCTTTTGAAGGCCAAGAGGCTTTTTCTAACTCGGTCACTCAATACACTGAAGAGGAATTAACCAATCTCCTATTACCGATAGTGGGGACATTGTGCCAAACCATACAGTAACTATCGGCGTACAGGCCCGCTCTACCTCTACCCGTTTACCCAATAAGATTAACGCACAGATTGGCTCTCGTAAGCTTTTAGACCATGTACTTGATTCGTGTAAGAAGGCGACGCTGTATCTTAATAACTGGAATACGAAGTCTATCATTGCAGAGACATTCCTACTTATCCCAAAGGGAGACCCGATAAAGGATAGGTTTAATAATATATGGGCTTCGATAGAAGGGGATGAACATGACGTGCTCTCTAGATACGTTAATTTGCAAAAGTGGCAAAAGTCCGCTTTTATTGTTCGTGTTACTGGGGATTGCCCTCTTATACCATCTTTTGTCATCTCGAAAATGATTACACTCGCCGTAATGAATAATTACGATTACGTATCCAATGTAGACGAGAGAGTGAGGACTGCGCCGGATGGGTTTGACTGCGAAGTAGTATCGAAGAGGATGCTTGCCTGGTTAGACGAGAATGCTAAATCGAAAGAGGATAGGGAGCATGTAACACTACTCGCTCGCAGGGAGTTTCCTGACTATTACAAACAGGCTTGCATGATTAACTATATGGACCTATCTGGTATTAAATTGTCTGTGGACACTAACGACGATTTAACTAGGGTGATTGAGGAATATATCCGCGTCGAGAAGAAAGTTCATTTGGCGAATAAGATATTTGGTAAATCGGCGGTGCATCGTGTTTAAGGGTAAGAGCAGGATAGACGGTGAGTTGTATCGACGAGCGATGGAGTCTATCGCCCACGGAAGTCTAACAAACTCCAAGCGTCCAGAGAGCTATGTTAAGAACGTTTTCCCTGTTCATCTTAAAGAAGGAAATGGTTGTTACGTCCATGACACATTTGGAAATAGGTATGTGGATTTTATTTGTGGCCTTGGATCTAATCTGTTTGGTTACGGCAACGAGGAGATTGCTAAAGTTGTATCCTCCCAATTTTCCAAGGGTGCCGTTTTGTCTTTGGGTACGCCGATTGAAGTTGAAGCTGCTGAAAGAGTTAAGGCAGTGGTCCCTGTAATTGAAAGGCTTCGTTTTCTAAAGACTGGGAGTGAGGCGACGGCGGCGGCGTTAATCATTGCGCGAGCGTTTACCAAGAGAGAGAAGGTGCTAAGCGATGGATACCATAGTTGGATGGCTGAATTCACATCGCTTACCGCTCCAGCTAATGGCGTGGTCCGTAGCGACTATCGTAGTATCTCTAAGTTTAACTCTCTTGATGATATTAATGACAAAATTGCTGCGGTGATTCTTGAGCCTGTTATCATTGACAATTCGCCAGTAAATACTGATTTCCTGCAAAGATTGAGGCAGAAATGTACTAAGCATGGAGCGCTTCTTATCTTTGATGAAATCATTACGGGGTTTCGTGTCCCGGAGTATACGATTGCTCAGCGTCTTGGTATTACTCCTGACCTTATCTGTCTTGGTAAGGCTATTGGAGGCGGCCTACCGTTGTCTGTGGTAGGTGGGAAAAAAGACATCATGGAGAGTGAGTATTTTGTCTCTTCAACGTTCGCTGGGGATACGCTTGCGCTGGCTGCTTGTATCAAGGTGTTGGACCTACTTAAAGACAAGTACAAGTTGGAAGACCTTTGGTTGTCTGGTGAGGATTTTAGGTATCACTTTAATCAACTGGGTGAAGGGATTGTTTCATTAGAGGGGTACCCTACTCGCGGAATTATTCAGGGAGAGCCTTTAAATAAAGCGCTCTTTATGCAAGAGGCTTGCAAGGCGGGGCTTCTATTTGGCAGCTCTCTCTTTTATAATTTCTGCCATGTCGGGATTAAAGAGGATGTGCTGTCCATCCTAAGAGATGTGTTTGGTAAATTAAAACGTGGCGAGTGTGAATTAGAGGGCGAGATGCCTTCTAGTCCATTTGCTCAAAAGGTAAGGGAGAAAACATGAATCAGGCATTTCTAGATACGTTACGGTCACTCAAAGAAGAGTCTCTTGGTTTAAAGAACCGTGAAGTAGAGACAAAGCCAGCGATTGATGCGGTAGGGAAACTGAAAACGGATAACGGACTCCATCAGGAAAAGGTGGGCGGGTTTCTTAGGGAGAATGGGTTAGCCGAAACGTTTACTTTAGCAGAGGCTCTTTGTTGGGCGGCTGAAAAGGCTATTGGTTGATAACTCTTCCCGACAACAAGACTTGTCTAGTTAAGGACATACCAAGAGATGCCCTGGCGTGGAGGAATGCACCTATCATAAATAAGTGGTGCAGGCAGGTTACGGACATTTCCTCATTCTCTCATTCTAGGTGGTTAGAGAAGATAGAGACTGACCCAACGATAGAGATGTACGGGATATTGGATAAGTCTAAAGTGATGGTGCAGATGCTAGACTTGGAAATTGGCGTCTGCGGTTTCACGTCGATAAACCATATCAATCAATCGGCAGAATTCTCATTGTACATAGCTCCGAAGTATCAGAAAAAAGGATTCGGAGCAGATGCATTAAGGCTATTATGTAATCACGGGTTTAAGTCGATGAACTTAAATCGTATATGGGGGGAAGTATTTATAGGAAACCCAGCGATGAAGATATTTCAGCAGTTGGGTTTTGTGTTGGAGGGGCATTTACGGCAGTCGTATTTTAAAGATGGTAAGTTTATTGATTCAGAAATTATCTCGCTACTCAGGGGCGAAGCGTGTTTGTAGGTGGCTTCTTACTGGGTTACATCTCGTCTATCTTATCGCTTTGGCTTGGTTGGTATTCTTCGCGTCATTTGTTATCCATGGGAAAAGATGAGACAATTAGTATTCCGCCTATTTTTACCCGAAGAAAAGAAAAGAAAAAGCCGAAAGCTATAAGTGACCTAGAACTCTGGCAAAGGGAGCAGAAAGAGGCACCAGCCGATCCGATGTTTAAACCATGAAGCGATTATCTCCTTTAACATGGGAATCGGTGGCTGCGAGGATAGTTACGGTTTGCCTCCCAATCATCCTAGCTATTCTTGGGTTTATCTTGGTGCGCGCCTTGAGCTGGGGTCTCTGGGTCACAGCGAGTTTAAACGATATACGAACAGATATTAAGGTGCTGAAAGTTGCAAACCATTTGGCGTTAAGAGACCCGATGGCTAATGAAGCGAGAGACCCTATATTTAGTTTATTTGGACCTTCTTTACCGAGGAGAGCCAGTGAAGTACCCATGGGAAAGTAAGACGATAATAGCGAACGTGATAATGGCCGCCGCCCCCTT